AATCGGTTCCTTCTTTGATTGGAAATCTTGTTTATGCGCTTTATGGAGTTATCAATAAAAGCGTAGTAAATGGTCGAGTTGTTTGGGACATTCCATGTGATCCAAACAATACTGCCGAAGTGGAACAGATTCCACGCGAGGAAGGTGAAGGACTGCTATGTTATCTTCTTCGCTTATTTGCAAATTCACTTGATAGCTATGGTCAGTTTTTGCGGTGGGGATTTTCTACTGTCGGTCAAACACAATTCACTTTGACTGGAGCATGGCAACCTGACCGCAATGCTTACATTGTTTATGTAAATGGAGTTGTTCAAGACCCTATTTCTTACACAATTTCAACAACTCTTCCAAGGGTTTTAACAAGATCAGTTGGTTTAACAAGTGGTCAGACATTGACAGTTGTTGAGCTATCCAGCAAAAAAGGTGAAACTGGTGCAACTGGTTTAATTGGAGCAACTGGTTTAATTGGAGCAACAGGAGCAGGCTTTACGGGAGCAAGCGGAGCTACTGGTTTAAGCGGAGCAACTGGCGCGACAGGATTTGTTGGCGCGACTGGCGCGGGGGCAACTGGTCTTGATGGTGCGACTGGATATCAAGGCGCAACTGGAATTGCTGGTCCTGCTGGTCCTTTTGGCGGCATCAGGTGGGCTTATGTTGGGAATAATAATGTTAATTTTTCGATTATTGGAAATACGACTAATAATCCAATCGGATATTCTGTTAATATCGATGGAATAACTCAAGACCCTAACAATTATTCTATCTCTGGAGACATTTTAACAATGTCATCTCCTGTTCCTATTGGATCAGAAATAGTAATTATTAGCTTAAATGGAATAGCTGGACCTGCCGGGGCAACTGGATCAGGCGCAACTGGATTAACTGGAGCTACTGGACTTGTTGGTTCTACAGGTTTTATTGGATCGACAGGGCCAAGTGGAGGGCCGACAGGCGCAACTGGATTTCAAGGTAGCACAGGGTTTCAAGGTAGCACAGGGTTTCAAGGTAGCACAGGGTTAGGAGCAACAGGCTTAACTGGTGCAACTGGTTTGCCGTCTCCAGCAGGAGGCGTTCGTTGGGCATACATTGGAAATGGAACGCAAACAAACTTTAGTATTTCTGGTGCAATTTCTGATATGCCAACTGCTTTTTTAGTTGGAATTGATGGTGTACTGCAAGACCCTGATAATTATTCTATTTCTGGAACTAATTTAGTTACTTCTGATGCAGTCCCATCTGGATCAGAAATAGTTATTGTATCATTACATGGAACTGCTGGAGCAACAGGGGTTAAGGGTTCTACTGGATTTGATGGAGCAACAGGTTATATCGGAGCGACAGGGCCAAGCGGCGGGCCGACTGGTGCTACTGGATTTGATGGAGCAACTGGTTTGCAAGGCGCGACAGGTCTTCGTGGTGAAGACGAAAGTGTAGCTGTTTGGAGATATTCTGCAATTACAGATACGGATAGCGATCCGACTTCATCTTATTTTAGAATCAATAATAGTTCTTGGAATTCACCAACGACATCAATCGCAATAGACGATATTGCATATAATCCAGCAATTGATTTTGGATCATATTTAGAAAACACAGTTCAAGGCAATAGCATTATTAAACTTGTTTCTAAAGTAAATTCTGGTACATATAAAATTTTAGAAGTAACAAGTGTTATTCCAAATGAAATTGGTTTTGAAAAATATATTGTAACACAATTAGGTTCAAACGGAATTGCTCCAAATAATGGAGATGAATTCTCTTTTGTTTTCTTATCTGTAGGACAGAAAGGTGCAACAGGTTATTCTGGTGCAACAGGGCCAAGTGGAGGTCCGATTGGTGCTACTGGAGCAACAGGGCTTGATGGAGCTACAGGTTTGATTGGAAATCAAGGAGCTACTGGAAATCAAGGAGCTACTGGATTTGACGGAGCGACAGGAAATCAAGGTGCGACTGGTTCAGGTGCTACTGGAGCAACTGGGTTTAGTGGAGCAACAGGGTTGCTTGGAAATCAAGGCGCAACTGGAATAAAAGGATCGGATTCCAATATTGGTTCTTGGAAATATTCTGTAAATACAAATACAGACCAAGACCCAACATCTGGTTATTTTAGATTAAATAATTCCTCTTGGACATCTTTGACGACATCAATTGCGATTGACGACAATTCGTTTAATCCAGTTGTGAATTACGGGGCATATTTTGAGTATTACATTATGCCAAATAGTCTGATTAAAATTGAAAAAACATCAGACACTTCAACATATAAAATTCTTCGCGTAACTGATGTAATTCCTAATGAAGTTGGTTTTGAAAAACTACTTGTTGAAGAATTGGCTTCTAATGGAACTCAACCAAACGATAACGACGAATTTACAATTTCAATATCTGGAATTGCTGGATATGTTGGAGCAACTGGTTTCCAAGGAGCAACTGGAATCGGTGCGACTGGCTTTATTGGAGCGACAGGGCCAAGTGGAGGACCAATAGGTGCGACAGGAGCAACGGGATTTGACGGAGCTACTGGACTTCAAGGTTCCACAGGATTTGACGGAGCTACTGGCTTCCAAGGAACAACAGGATTTGACGGAGCTACTGGCTTCCAAGGAACAACAGGATTTGACGGAGCTACTGGCGCAACGGGCTTCCAAGGTTCCACAGGATTTGATGGGTCTACTGGTTTCCAAGGAGCTACTGGAATTTTACCAGCATCTAATTTTGGTGGAGTTTGGTCATATTCGGGCAATGGAACTCAAACTGTATTTGCAATTACTGGAGGATTGTCTATAATTTCTGCCGCATACCTTGTAACTCTTGATGGAATAGTCCAGAAAACAACAAACTATACAATTGACAATGTAATTCCAAGAACATTAACAATGTCACAAGCGGTTCCAAGCGGAACAGAAATTAACATTATATCGCTTTCAGTAGCTTAAACTAAAAACAATAACAATTAAATAGAAAACTAAAATTATGCCTATCACAAAAGCAACATCAAATGTAATCAATCTTGATAAAGATGTAACTATTAACGGAATTACAGCAGGTAGAGGTATAAGCAATCAATTAACAAATACAGTATTTGGAGTTAATGCTTTATCTGGAACTAGTTCGGGTATTACACAATGTGTTGCAATTGGATATGAAGCATTAAAAGATTTTAATGATACTGCATTGGATGGTCATACTGCTGTTGGTTATCAAGCCGCAAAATTCGTAACAGGAACTTTTCCAGTAACTGCTATTGGTTCCAGAGCATTGCGTGTCGCAACAAGTGCAAGCACTTCAACAGCAGTAGGAAATAACTCTTTATACAACGCCACAACAGGTTCTGGGAATACTGCAATTGGCGATTCCACAATGGGTCAAATTACAACTGGCGTGAGGAACACGGCAGTTGGAAAAGGATCAGGGTTTGGAGGGGGGACGGGGGCAGTAAACACAAGTTGTTTTGGGTCTGATTCTGCGGTTACTGGAAACAATCAAGTTCAACTCGGAGATTCCGCAACAACAACTTATGTTTACGGAACAGTTCAAAATCGTTCCGACATTCGCGACAAAGCGGATATTCGGGATACACAGTTAGGGTTAGATTTTATCAAAGAACTTCGACCTGTTGATTACAAATATGATTTGCGCGAGGATTATCGCCCAGAAATGCCTCAAATTCCAGATTCTAATGCAACCGAAGAAGAAAAAGCCGCATACGAGGTTGCTAAAGCAAAGTGGATTGAGGATTCTAAATTAGAAAACATCACGCATGATGGAAGCAAAAAGCGCACTCGCTATCATCATGGCTTGATTGCTCAAGAAGTAAAAGCAGTAATTGACGCTAAAGGAATTGATTTTGGCGGTTATCAAGATCATAAAATTAAAGGTGGAGATGATGTTCTTTCTATCGGTTATGATGAATTAATCGCGCCAATGATCAAAGCGATTCAAGAACTATCTGCCGAAGTTGCTTCTTTGAAAGCGCAACTGAATCCTTGATATGCCATATACTAAAGAAAAAGCTGAATTGCCCGAAGGGTTCATTGATCTTGGTGAAGAAGTTCCTGCGATGGGAATGACTGAAATCGAAATCGAAGCTCCGAAAAGCGAATATCACTATCCTTCGTTGTATTTCGACAATGCAGAAGAATTGAGCAAGTTGCCAAAAGAAGGGACTGCTACAATTCATTTTAAGAAGGTAATGGAGAAAAAAGAAGTTGTGATGCGTGATGGCGAAGAGAAGAAAAGGCATTGCGTTGAACTTCAAATTTGTGGTATCAAGCCCAGTTCTGTTTTAGAATCCGAAATGGAATCCGAGGAATCCGAAGAATACGATGACGAGGACGAAATTGAGAACGGATTGATGGAAGCTGAAGAAGAAGATTAATTTTATGAAAAAAACAAATGCACCAATGCCTGAAGAGGCTATGACCGACGAAATGTCCGCAATGCCTCCTGCGCCTTCTGGTGGTGGCGAGGTAATGATGAGTATCCCCAAATCTACCTTCGACCAATTACACGGCATCGTGGTGCAATTGGCAGAGGCTATTGACTCGCTTGCTGTGCAGGTAGAACAACAGGCTACGGGTGCTGGCGAGATGCCTGCTCCTGCTCCTGTTACTCCAGAGGGAGCTATGGAGGACGCTGACCTTGCCGCATTTGCCGAAGAACTTTCCCGTGGTACTGTCTAATCATGTTTGTCTCGCAAATCTATGAGGAATGCGCCGAAATTTTAGGAACGACAGACCAGACTAAAATTTTCCGCAAAATCAGTCAGGCGGTTCAGACTCTCATGGAGAGTGGACATTGGATGCATTCTACCGCAGAGGTCGATGTCTGCACGGGATGGGATGGTTGCTCCATTGCGCTTCCTCGCGGCGTTTCTGTGCCTCTTGCGGTCAATGTGGACGGCAGTCCTACATACTTCCGTAATCGTCTTTTCCAGTATCATGTAAACAAGGGTGGGAAATACAATCCCGTCGAGTGGGCATGGGATGATCGAGGATATGTTGCGACTCTAATGGAGATCATCCAGCCTTCCGAACTAGTAGCCATTGCCGAATCCAGCAATGATGTTGGCAAAGTTCTTCGTATTATTGGCACAGATGATTTAAATCGAGATATCCGCAGTCAACTTCCAGACGGCACAGGTGTAGATGGATTACTTGTTCCCATCAATAGCATCTCTGACTTTCCTTACGGAACTATCGTCCCATCTGACTCTAAAGTTAATACACGCGAAGTATCGATTTCGCCAATCCAGCTATTTAAGTCTGCTACTGCTCACCAATTAAATTCTGGGCAGGGAATGTCGGTCACTCCAATTCCAATCTCTGGGACCATTCCAGTTCCTTTGTCTAGCGGTAAAACTTACTACATCGGCGTTGTTGATGCTCTCACCATCAAGATTTACAACGACTCACTAAACGCTCAAGCAGGCGACTACCCTATTTCATTACAATCAATTGTTGGTGCTGATCCACTTGAATTTCTTGATCAAAGGGCAAGCCGTGTTGTTACTGCATTACGATTTGCAACCGCTCCAACGATTGGCATTAGTAGTGCCAATCCCATTGTATTCCCTGCTGGACAGACCCTACCTGCTCCTATTGAATCTGGGAAAACATATTTTGGCAATCTTTTAGATTCTACAAACCTTCAAATTTTTGAAACAGAGGAAAATGCTCAAAACAATTACAATGAGGTTTACACAACTGGATCGACATCTCCTATTAATGTTGATATTCGCAAAGAAATCTTCCCTGAAACAAAGTTAACATTTACAGTTCCACACTTGTTTGTTGATGGAGATCAAGTCGAGGCATTTACATCTGGTGGCGTATTGCCAAGACCATTAATCAGCAACAAGAATTACTTTGTAAATGTCATCGATTCGACATCGGTGACGCTTCACGAAAATCAGGCAGACGCAGTTGCATCAAATGCTACTTTTTTTGTTAATCCTATTGTTCTTTTGACTGCTGGAAGCGGAACTTTTTCATTAGTAAAATTAATTCCAGCAACAATAAGTGTTGGGAAAACAAATCAAATTTCTGCTCCTACTTTATCTATTCCTACTCCAACAGGAATTGGAGCGCAGTTTACAGCAGTTCCAGTTGGTTCTGTAACTTCAGTTCGCGTTTCTAATGGAGGTTCTAATTATACATCGGAACCTACTGTTACATTTAGTGCGCCAGTTGATGTTCCTGCTGGACAACCAAATGAAACGGCAACTGGATATGCTATTAGAAATACAATAACAAATACAATTTCTGAAATTATTATTGTTAGGTCTGGAGCAGGTTACTCGTCACCACCAACTGTAACAATTGCTCCTCCAACAAATGCAGGATTTGCGGTCACAAGCATTACAACTGCTCCTTCTGGATCATTACAAGCAACAGCTACAACTGCCGTTCCTCATGGATTTACAAATGGAATTCAAGTTTTAATTAGTGGGGCATCGCCAGATGCCTATAATGGAACAAAAACAATAACAGTTGTAGATTCTACAACATTTCGATATCCTGTAAGTGCAGATTTACCTAATGCAACTGGAACAATTACTGCCGCTAGAGTTGCAACGGGGAATTTAGCTACTGCATCAGCAAGTATTACAACATCGTTTATTTCAAGATTTACACAAAACTCTGCTGGTTCTGGATATACTGAAGCACCACAAGTTAAGATTGAAGGTGGTGGTGGGACTGGAGCAACAGCAAAAGCTAATGTTGCTGGAGGTCAGGTTACATCAGTTGAGATCATTACTCAAGGAACTGGATATACATCTGCACCAAGTGTAACGATTACTCCATCAACTGGAGTTTTTGTAGAATTTCAAAGCACAGGTGTATTACCGCAACCATTAGTATCTGGAACAGTTTATAGAGCAGAAAATCCTACTGTTGGAAATACATTTACAATTAAAGGAACTGATTATTCTGATGTTGATATTAAATCATCTGGATCGGGTGCTTTTTATATTGTTCTTTCTAGGTCTTTTGGCGTGTCGTTTACTGGCAACTGGCGTGGTGATTATGCCTCTCTAGGTCAAACTCAAGGCTTTTACTTTGGAACTGATTTTCTTCTTCCAACAACTACTCCTTCAATTGATAATGGCGTAACACAATTCTGGTTACGCAAAAATACTGATCAATTTGGTCAAGTTTATACATCACAAGCAAACGCCTTAATAGGAGAAAAGAGTATCTTTAGCATTATATTAAATTTATCTACATCGGTTGCTACTGTTACAACAAATTCTCCGCACGGATTTTCAAATAATGATCAAATATTAATTAGCGGAGCAGAACAAAATGAATATAATGGTCTTAAAATAATAACATACATTTCTCCTACTCAATTTAGTTATAGTGTAGCTACCAATCTTCTTCCGGGCAATGTAGACAATATATTTGCTTCCAGAGGTAAAGTTATACCAACCGCATTTGGAACTGGTCAAACTTATTTCGGAATTCGCTATACTGTCACTCCTAGTGTTTATGACAATTTAATCGAGCCAGATAATATTCAATTTATTGGAGATGATGAGATAGTTAATTTTAGCACATCTGGCATATTGCCATCTCCGTTGGTTGCTGGAACTGATTATACTGTAAAATTATTCGGCAATCGTGTTAAAGTATACTCTGGTGGCATACTAGTTCCAATTACAACGCCGGGAACAGGTCGATTGACGCTAGACATTCGCAGAGTAATGACAGTTCAACCTTCGACCAGCATCTATGCGCCTGCTTGCTTGTATGAAACTGGCGATTCCGTAACTGTTCGTGCAACTGAAAACGATGTGTTACCAAGTGGATTGACGGCAGGCACGACATACTATGTTCGCAAGGTAGATTCCGACGAGTTTGAACTTTATAATACTTTGACAAATGCTAAAAACCTTTCCAGCACAACTGGTCGAGTTGAGTATTTAACAACAGGAAATAATACTGCTTCAAAATTCTTTGTGGACAATGTGCAAGGTCCAACTCTAGTTAAGAGCATTGCACACATTGAAAAGCCTATAACTGATGGATATGTTAGTCTATATGCATGGGATTATGGTAGGAGCAACGATTTGACATTGATCGGTCAGTATCATCCAGATGAAACTAATCCAAGCTATCGGCGCATTCGCATTGGCAAGAAGTGTGCTTGGGCGCGGATTGCATATCGCATCTCACCTCCGACTGTAACAAGCAAGCAGGATTACATTCCGCTTGAGCATGAGCGAGCGATTATTACTGCGGTTCATGCCTGCGACTTGGAAGATAAAGATTTTGCCGATCAAGCAACTCGTTACTGGGGCGTTGCGTTCAATTATTTAAAGAATCAGCAGGAGCATCTTGATGGTCATTCATTCCAACCTCCGCAAATTCAAAATCTCGTCTATGCTGACGGACACGATCCCGTGATGTTCTAATGAAAAGTGATAACATCACAAGTGGAAGACTTCAAAAGATCACCACAGGGTGGACGCAGGGAGTCAATTCTGTTCGCAATCCTTGGGCATTGCCAGAAAACCAATTTAAATGGGGAACCAACCTTTCTATTCGCGGCGGAATCGCGCAGACTCGACCCGGCTACACAATGCGCCTTTCTCTGCCTCCCGGCAACTTGCAAGGCGGAATTATTTTTCAAGCCAACAAACAAAAAGACGCATCGTTTAGCCGTGAAGAAAATGGAGTTCAAACAGCAGTTCCCGCAAAGATTTTCGATGTAAATGGCGAAGGAGTCATTGCAAGCGAATTGAGCTACATGGTTTTTGCAGTAGACGGCAATGTTTACTACGCACCTTTCCCACTAGTTCAGCCTAAAAACTGGAATGATTACAAACTAAACAACATTAAGTTCGATCCTGATGTTGAGAATCTATTCTTTGCACTAGCCACAAAAACGGCAAATTTGGCTACATCCGAAAACGAACTAGTAACGCCAGCACATACAATCATTATGATGCAGGATGGCATCTCTGCGCCTGCCTACTGGGATGGTTCAAATAAAGTTGGAACGCAGGACTCGTCAATTCCTACTGGGACACACATGGCTTATAGCGGCAATAGGATGTGGATTGCAGAGAAGAATATTGTTCTTGCTTCCGATCTTGGCGACCCAACTAGCTGGAGGGAACGAACACAAGGCACAGGAAGGGGCGATTTCGCGTTTGTGCGACCTGTTACGGGTCTTGTTTCGTATGTCGGTCAGGATACCTCTACTCGGCTAATCGTGTTTACGGATCGCGCCACATATTCGTTAGCATCTGGAGTTCTAGACAGGACGCAATGGACTACAACTGCTAACTTCCAAAACACACTTTATCCAACAGTTGGATGCGTTGCTCCTCGGTCAATTGCGTTTCAAGCGGGTCAGATGTGGTGGTATTCGGATGGTGGTCTTGTTGCGGCGGATGTTGCGGCGGCATCATATTTAAGTTCGCAAGTATTGTTTAAGGATATTGAAATGGCACGAACAAAGCGTTTGATGGATGGAAATCCATCTAATATTTGTGCCGTTGCGTTTGAAAACTATTTAATGTATTCCGTTCCATACCTGTCAAAACTTAATACTGACACAATGGTTATGGACTATGCTCCTGCCGCAGAATGGGGAAGTGGGCGGCAACCTGCATGGGCTGGAGTGTGGACAGGAACTCGACCAGTTCAATGGACTGTTGGAAAGATTGAAAGTCAGAATCGATGCTTTCAATTTTCTGTTGATTATGCACCAACGGCAGATGGTTCTTACAATCATCTTTGGGAGACTTTCCAACCTGAACGATACGATACATATCTTCAGATAAACCCTGATGGAACTACAACCAATCTTTACAATCGAATTTATTGCCAACTTGAAACTCCAATGCTTGGTGACGGCATGGACTTGAAGCAATTCATCTACTCTGAAATTGAAGCTACTGAAATCGGTGGAACTGTAGATGTAAGGGTAAGTTACAGAGGTTCAAAAGGCAGATATTTGCCAATTTTAAATACTAGGATTTTAGCAGTCACTAATGACTATCAATGGAGAGGGACAGATTACGAAAGCCAAGTAGAAAAAGCTGGCTTTCTTAACACGCAATATCGCAGATTAATCACAGAATCAGCAAATAGGTTAGCCACATATGAGACTTGCGAAAGTCCATTAACTAACGATGTGGACAAGGCTTTTTCTATTCTAATCGAATGGTGTGGTCAGATGGGCATCGAGATTGTTCGTATGTTCATGGACCCGTGGAGCGAAAAGGCTACTGGAATTCCTCAATATGTCGAAACTAAATCTTGCGTTGTAGGTCAGAATGGTGACAATTTTACTATCGACTTGAAAGAAAGTCCGTATGAAAATTTATCCTTGTCACAAGAAAACTGGAGTGCCAAAGTTTATAAAACTGTGACTGTAAATTGCACAAGTTCTAGCAAGACGATTTCTGCCACCGCATCTGCCTCGTATATCTCAACAGTTAGCTATGCTCATGCGCGAGAAGAGGCTGAAAAGCTGGCAGAGCAAGCCGCAACCAATGCCGCGCAAGAATTCAAGGCAAATAATCCCTGCTAATTATGCCTTCCATTGCCAAATCAAAAATAAGATTGACAGAGTTTCCAAATAAATTTATCTCGCCTTTTGCAGATGAATTTCTGGTTCCTGTCTACTCTTCTATTCCTTTTGAAAAAAATCAAAATGAATGCTTGCCGTGCGCTTTGTGCGGCACATACAATGATCGTCAAGATGTATTGGATCAAGTTGCTTCGCAGTATACAGGTTTTAAACAAGGCCCAGTTCCAGACGAGATTTTCGTCGGCTTTAACTAATAAATAAATACATGAGATCGCCAATTGAATATAAGCTAATACCAAAAGATTCAGCAGAGTTTCTTGAGCTTGCTGATTTTGCAGAAACATTTGATCATAAGGTTGTAGATCATCCTCAAATCAATGTCTATGGTCATTACAAAGATAACAAATTGGTGGGCTATAGTGACCATGTATTTATCCCTACAATTTATCCTGCTTTCCATCCAGATTTTACAACTCCAAGAGATGTGATACAAACAATGCATGATTGGCGAGTTTACAACCAACTTACAGGTGGTCCGGGCTATGTCGGAGTGCCATTGCAAAGTGAGCGATTTACATTCACTAATGAAATTATGGATAAGCTAGGAATGGAACGATTGCATCGAGAAGTATTTTACATTAAACGAAAGGATTAATTATGGGTGGAGCCGCTACAGTCAATCCGGGCCGATACATGAGCCGACCTGATTATCAAACTGACACTAGTATTTTAGCTCAAAAGCAAGAATATGGTCGAGGTGCGCTAGAAGCACAACTTGCTGACATTGGAACTAGGAGTCAGTTATTTGATTTATATCGGCAGACTCAACCATTAATGCAGGATTTTGATGCCGAGCAGACTTCTCGACAAGCATCGCAATTTGGATTAGCTAACGAGGCGCGGGCGCGACAGGGCGAGGCAATGATTTCGCCTGAAACTGCTAGGATGCGCTTGCAGTTGCCACAGCAAGTTGAGTCTGCAACATCTGGCGAAGCATTCAAAAACTATATGGATGCATGGCTGAAAAATAAAGGCATCTCTGCTGTTAGCGGAACTGGCGTTGATCCTTCTTCTTCTTTTGGACGATCTATGCTTGCTGATGTGTCCACCGAAGAAGGCCGCAAGCGGATGCTGGAAGATATTGCATTGCGTCAAAAGTTTGTTGAAAGTCAGCAACGACCAACGGGAGGTCTTGAACCGGGGCAATTGATTGGAGCAAGGATGGCACAAGAAGCGGCAAATCTTGGCGCGATGTCTGACTGGCAGAAAAACATCTTTTCTGGTGCTAGGGAACTTGGTGCTGGACTCGGAGAAGCACAACAGAATACCTATGACTTCCTAAATAAAAACATGGGCGAACTGCTTAATCTGTCGAATGTTCAACGACAGAATCGTCAGGCATTTGATCAAACTCTATACAATGCGGCAGTAAATAATGCAATTAGCCAAAATTCCGCAAAAGGGAAGATGATTGAAAGTGGTGCGGCACTTGGTGGTGCGGCAATCGGTGCGGCGGCGATTATCATATAAACAAAAAATCTGTCTATATGGATCAATTAATTATCGAAACAATCGAGAAATGCAAAAGATGGGCAAAAAATTGGCCCAATTCTGTCGTTCTGTGGTCAGGCGGAAAAGACTCGACTGCGATGCTTCACTTGTTGAAATTCCAAGCTGGAATTGATGTGCCTGTTATTCAGTTCCGCCAACCGAAATTTCGCGAGCGTTATGCTTATTCAGATCAATTGATCCGAGACTGGGATTTAACTGTATACGAATACCCAGCAAGCCGATTTGCTTTAGCAGATGGGCCTGATACCGAGACAGGTGAGGTGAGGTTTGATCTTCTGCACTACTTCCAATGGGGAACCAAGGCGGTTGTGCTATCGCTTGGAACCGAGCGTCCAAAAGAAGGCGAGAAGTTCATGTGCGGTGTGGATGACTTTCTAAAACGACCCACAGGAACTTTTAATTGGCCGTGGGAGTCAGTCTGGATTGGCACTAAAAACTCCGATACTGACTTAATTAAAGGTCATGTGCCGCTTGCACAAGATGTGCGCCATGCCGAAGGCAGTCCTGTATCGTTATACCCAATGCGTAATTGGACTGATCGCGACATCTATCAGTACCTTGAAGATAACAAAGTAAAAGCTGATCCAACTCGATATATTAAAACAAAATCTGGTTGGACAAATAATCCTGATAAGTCATTGAATGCAGACTTTTACCCTACTTGCTTAAACTGCGTTGATCGGCATCAACCAAATCATGTGCATTGTCCAAAGTTAAAAGCAACAGTTACGAATATCTCGCATCTTGCACCATACGAGGATATTGTAATTCCAGATTTAGGATTTAAACCAGTAACTTGGGAGAAATAATATGGGTGGAGCAAACACAGGCACAAATAAAATAGGTGAAGCACAATTTGCGGCAGGCACAGTCCCTAAAGCGACTAAAGCAACTGCCGCAGACCTTGCGGCATTTGATGCACAGCAAGCGCAAAATAAAAGAATAGGTCAAGGTCTTGGCGCATTAGCACAAGGTATTAGCGATATTGATTTCAGTAGTCCAGCATCTGCCGCTTTGACGAGTCAAAATCAATCTGAAATCC